GTGAGTACACGCAACAGAAAACCGCGTTCGAACACCGAGTCCCTGATTGAACGACTCATCTCGCGCGCTGAAGCGAAATTGGAAGACGACAAAACAAGAGTGTCGATTTCGGACTATATCCGCTTAGTGCAGTTCAGGCTCGAGCTACAGAACGAAGAGATCCCGCAGAAAGTCGAGGTGCAATGGGTAGAACCGGACGAGGGGGACGAACGATCAGAGACGGAGTCTGCTCCCAAAACATAGCGTATCATCCGCTGCCCTCACAGTTCCGGTTCCACGCAAGCACAGCACGTTTCAAGGGGTTCTCAGGCCCGATCGGGTCCGGAAAGAGCCAGGCGCTGTGTCATGAAGTGATCCGCATGAGCTATCAGAATCCGGGGCGGATGGGGTTGCTGGGAGCACCAACCTATCCGATGCTTCGGGATGCGACCCAAGCCGCCTTGTTCCACATCCTCCGAAGCAACGACATTCCATTCGAGTCACTAAAGAGTGAAGGCGTCGTTGAACTGACGGATACCGGATCGAGGATCGTGCTGCGATCGGTGGACGAATTCGAACGGCTCCGCGGGACCAACCTAGCCTGGTTCGGCATCGATGAACTCACCTATGCGCGCGAGGAGGCGTGGCTAAGGCTGGAGGGAAGGTTGCGCGATCCGAAGGCGCGCCGCCTGTGCGGATTCGCGGTCTGGACGCCAAAAGGATTTGACTGGGTATACAAGCGCTTCATCAGGAACAGAGTGAATGGCTACGATACGATTCTGGCGGCACCTTTTGAAAATCGCTACCTACTGAATGCGGTACCCGACTTCTACGAGCGCCTGAAGGACAGTTATGACGCCAAGCTCTATGAGCAGGAAGTTCGAGGTGAATATCTGAGCGCCGCCGGGAACCTGGTGTATGACGCCTTCGACCGGCAGGTGAATGTCCTCACCACGGACATCATCGGCAATCTTCCACTCTTATGGTCGCTGGACTTCAACGTCGATCCAATGAGCTCGGTGGTCGCGCAAATTCGCGATCAGACCGTATACGTGGTGGACGAGCAATCATTACAACGCGTGGGAACACTGGACGCTTGTGAACGCTTCTACGAAACATACGGGGATCATCCGGGCGGAATCGAGATCTACGCCGACGCGACGGGCGCAAGAATGCAGACCAGCGGGACCTCGGACCACCAGATGATTCGAGAGTTCTTCACTCAGCGCTGCCGGGGAGCGTACCGCTTCCGCGTCGGGCGCTCGAACCCGCCGGTGCGGGACCGCGTGCGCCTGGTTAACCGGCTCCTGCGCGATGCAAATGGGACGTCGCGCCTGTTCGTAGCCGAACGCTGCCGGGGACTTATCCGGGATTTCGAAGAGGTCCGCTATCGGGGCGATTCGAGTGAGGTCGACAAAGCCAGCGATCCGTCGCTGACTCACCTGGCAGACGCCGCCGGTTACCTGTTGTGGGCGGAGTTCGGTCCAAAACCGAGCGCCGGCGAACAAGCACAACGGCTGTTGTAGCAGAGCCACCAAACAAGGGGCCGATGAAGACAAGGAGTGGACATACGTGTTTGATATCGATCGTGAGCATCCAGAGTACGCCCGCAACACCGCAATGTGGAAGCGGTACAGGGACTTATACGTTGGCGGAGAGCAAATGAGGGCGGCCGCCGCCAGCTACCTGCTCCAACGCAACCGCGAGCCCCTGGCAATTTACTCTGAGCGGCTCAGCCACGTGTACTACGAGAACTATATCGGCTCAATCATCGATTGGTATGCGGCGACGCTATTCCGCCGTGAACCGATCCTGCACCTTGATGGCGCGGAGGAGAACAGCCGGAGCTTTTTCGCCACGTTCATGGACGACTGCGACCTGCGCGGAACCTCCTTCACCGACTTCTTCCGGTCGGCGCTGATCGATGCACTGGTCTGCGGACGCTCGTACGCACTGATTGACTTTCCCCGCGCAACACAGCGAGCCGCCAACCGGGCAATTGAAGACCAACTCGGCATGTCGCGGGCCTACCTGGTCAGTTATGCGCCGGAACAGCTAATCAACTGGAGCCTGGATGAACACGGAGGATTCGAGTGGGTCGTTCTTAAGAGTCAAAGAGCGTGCCAGCCGTCGATCACAGGAGATCCCGGCACCAAGCAAACACGATGGGTGTATTACGACAAGCAGCGGTTCCGCATTTACAGCCATACGGAGGAGCATGGCAAACAGGCTACGCCGGCCGTCGTGGACGAAGGATATCACGGGTTGGCGCGACAGCGCCGCGTACCGCTGGCTGAGCTTCGAGCGGGAGACGGCCTCTGGCTGATGAACCGGGCCGGCTCCTTGCAACTTGAGCATTTCAATAAGTCGAACGCCCTGTCGTGGGCTCTGACGATGGGCTTGTTTGCTACGCCGGTGGTCTACTCGGCACGCGATTTCAAGCAGGTAATGGGAGAATCCTACTATATCCAACTGGGCCCGGAAGACCGGTTCGGATGGACCGAGCCCGAAGGCAAGGTCTATCAGATCGCCGCAGACAACCTTACGCGGCTGCAAAACGAAATCTACCGGGTGTGTTACGCGCTGAATCAGGCCGGAAACGGAGTGACGCTGTCACAGTCCGGATTAAGCAAGCAGCGTGACTTTGCCGTAACCCAAGAGGTGCTACGAGCCTACGGCGATGTGGTGAAGGATTCGATGAAGAGAGTGCTTCGGTGGATTGCCGAAGCACGTTCGGATAATCTCACGATCGATCTGTCGGGACTCGATGAATTTGACATCGGGGACTTCAGCGCCGAAATAGCAGATGCCACACAACTGCTCGATCTTGGCATCTACTCACCCACATTGCGCAAGCAGATCTTCAAGAAGCTGGCGCTGAAGTATCTGTGTGATGTCCGGCAGGACCTCAAAGACCAGATCTCCGCGGAAATCGAGAGCGGGATCTCATAACACCATAAGACTTCAGGAAGGAGCATATGGACGAAGCAAGAACAGAGCCCGGCGCCGTCAATATCCGGGCCATCATCCAGGAGGCGATCAGCGAATTCATCCGTTCGGAACAAGCGCGGACGGAGCCCGCCTACAAAGCTGAACTCGTGGAGGAGCGCAGACGCCGGGAGGCGCTCGAGCAGCGACTGAATGAGTTAGAAGATGAGAACCGCAGAAACAGACAACTGGCCGAAGAAGCGGACCGGAACTCACAGATTCGAAGCGAACTTCAGCGGCTGGGTGTCCAGAAGATCGATCTTGCCTTCAAGGCGGTGCGCGACGAGATCATCCGGACCGATGATGGCCGGCTGATGGCGCGAGCAGGCAAAGATGAGCTTGCGCTGCCGGACTTTCTACATCAGTTTGTTAATGAGAATCCGGAGTTACTACCGGCAAGAATTGCCGGAGGATCCGGCACTCAGGGGAACAGCCGAAGCACCACGGCGCCCGCAACGGTGGATCTGGACAAGATTCGCCCGGGAATGAGCGCCGAAGAAATGGATCGCGTGCGGCAAGAGATCGCGCGCGTGGCTTCACAGGCGCTTCGTGCCAGCTAGAGCCCGGCGCGAGCGCGGATTTGAGAACAGGAGCAAGAACACAACATGCCTGCAATTACTTCTTCCAATTTGGCGAATGCCATTGTAAAGCTGGTCGCCGCGGATGCGCTGCCAGCGCTGATGGGCAACCTTGTCATGGGTAACCTCGCCAATCGTGATTTTGAGCCAACGCTGGCCAACGCTGGTGACACCGTGAACGTGGCAATACCGCCGACGTTAGTGGCGAATAACATTGCCGAAGGCGGGACCGTCCAGACGCAGAATCCGAACGTTGGGAACGCTCAGATCGTGCTGAATACACACGCCGAGGCGACGTTCCAGATTCCCGATGTGACCAAGGTTATCGCGGTACCCGACCTTCTCAAACTGTACATGCAGCCGGCGGTAATCGCATTGGCTGAGAGAATCGAGCGTGACCTGCTCGGGTCGTACTCCCAGTTCACCGCAAACACCCCGGTTGGCACGGCCGGGCAGTCGTTGAGCGAAGGGACACTCGAAGCGGCGGAGACGGCTCTATTCGAGGCGAGGGTTCCGGCGAGCATGCAGAAGTATTTGGTGGTTGACTCAGGGTCCTATTCGACCCTACGTCAAATTCCACGCTTCAGCGAGTACTCCTCGGCCGGTGACGCCGGGTTGCGCACGCTGGTGGACGGCACAGTCGGCAAGTTGAAGGACTTCTTCGTCTTTCGCTCTCAATTCATTTCAAAAACCGGCTCGTCTCCCGTGAATGTACATAACCTGGCCTTCGCCAAGAGCGCCATCGGGCTGGTGATGCGCCGGCTGCCACAGCCACTACCCGGAACCGGCGCGATTGCCGAGTATGCCGAGTTTGGCAATTTCGGCATGCGCGTCGTCATGACTTACCAACCGAACACGCTGGCCCAGCAGTTCACGGTGGACGTGCTGTACGGTACCGGAATACTGCGCAATGCGTTCGGCGTCCAGGTGAATAGCTAATCATGGCTGCCCACTCCCCGTCCGGGCCCGGCCGTTCAACCGATGACAGGCCCGGACGGGGACGCGGCAGTCCGGGATCCGGCCGGGATTCAACTGCCACTCCAATGTCTTCGCAAAAGAGAGGAACACGATGGATCTGAAAGCGTTCTATCAGAAGATTGCCAATGCCAAAAACGCGATCGCGACACCCTATGTGATTGTCGTCAGTTCAGAGACACCCGATGGCGGGCGCGCGGGACTTTTTACCGAGGTTACCCGCGAGGCGGCGGCGAGAATGATTGTCGAAGGCCGGGCACGCCTGGCGAGTGAAGAGGAAGCGGCCCGGTTCTACGCCGAGCAGGCAGACGCGGCACGAAGGGCTCAGGAGCATGCTGCCAGCCAACGGGTTCAGTTTGCGTTGTTGTCAGAATCCGACCTGCAGGGCCTTCGTCTGCAGACGAAGAAGCTCAAGTCCTAGTTTGGAGGGAACATGCTTCTCACTGATCAGCCGCCTCTATGGCTCGCTGAGCTTACACACTATGAAAGCTCAATCCAGACAGTTGCATCGTCGCTCGGTATCGACCTGACGGCCAAATTCGCGTTAGCGCGACGTCACATTGGCACAAAACTAGAGATCTTTCTCAAACGCAATGGTAGCGACGGACTGGATGCGAGCAACGTGGTAGTGACGGCGGAACTTCGCCATTGGCTGATGCTGCACACGCTTGCCGAGACCTATCGCGATGGCTACCACAGTAGCCTAAACGACCGTTACGAGGCAAAGTGGCGGCTCTATGCGAGCGAGAGCCTTAGCGCCGAGCGCGAGCTGTACGATGCAGGCGTAGGCGTAGTCCAAGAGCCCGTACCGCGCCCACATCGTCCCGAAGCCGGGTTACTTGCAGGAACTCAGCCCGGAGCGACCTACTATGTAACGACTGCCTGGGTGAACGCGAAGGGCGATGAGTCGGCGGCTAGCGAGTTCGCCGTCATCGATGCACCCGACGGGCACACCCTAACCGTTACGCCGGGTGTTCCACCGGCCTCAACCGCTGGATGGACGGTGTATGTCGGGACTTCAGATAGTAATGGGGCGCTACAAACACCAACTCCTCTTTCTATAGACACAACCTGGACACTGCCCCCGACAGGCATTCGCAACGGCCCCGGCGCCGGCGATGGCCAACAGCCAGATCAGTACATCACCGTGGACCGCAGAATCTGGAAAGGCTGACAGTATGGCTCGAGCTGGAAGTGCAAGTACAAGACGAATTGCCGAACTGCTGCGTTCGCCGCAAGGTCTGGCACAAAGCATCGCCGCGCTTTCGATGGTTGACGGGGTGGTGATGCCCACTCTCGACGCCGGGCAGATCGTCGAGGCGAATGCGGGTACCGACGCGCTGGAACAATTGACGGGCTTTCGCTATCCGGCGGTCAATGTCTACTGCGAAAAGATCTCCAATACCCAACGAGAGAAATTCCGCTCGTTCTCCGGCACGGTGAAGGTCGCGGTAGACGTCCGCGTGACAAGTGACACGCTGCCGGGATTGACCGACCAACTCCACTTTTACGTCGAAGCGCTGACGCGCCTGCTCGACGTCAGCCGTGGCAGCTGGGGGTTAGGTCTCTCTTACGCGGGGGAGTATGACGTTACGTACGGTCCCGCAAAAGCCGGGGGCAAGAACTATGTCCAAAGCGCAAAAGTGAGTATGCCGATCGATGTGAGTGCTTAGGGTTGATATGCCAGGATACATTCTCTCCAATAATAATCGATACTATGTCGCGGCCGAATCCAGTTACGGAATCGTGCCGGCCTTAACCGCTGACGCGCGCGTTTTTGGATCGAAGCTGAGCATCAGCGAATCCATCGACAGCCCATGCCCCCAACCCAAGTCGGGAACGCGAACCTTTGCCGGGCGGCCGAGCGGATTCAGGCGCCATACCAGCTTCGATTTTCGCACCTACCTCTACGGTTGGGATGATCAATCAAAAGAGCCGCCGTATGGCCCGCTATTTCGAGCAACGCTCGGCGGACCGGCGCTGCCATTTCCGGGCGCCGTGATCGCCGGCCTGCCAGATCCGTCAACCATTCACTTTGCGGCGCCGCACGGACTCAACGTCGGCCAGGCGCTGACAATTGGCGGAGAGATCCGGTTCGTTAGCGGGCTGATCGACGCAACGACCGTAGGAATCAACGCGCCGCTCACAAAGACCGCCGGGCCAGGGTTCCCACTGGGACCTACGGTGGCCTATACGCCGGGAAGCGCCGTCAGCAGCGTGAGTCTGTTCGATTATTGGAGCCCCTCGAGCGCAGTCCATCGTCTTCTGACCGGAGCGGCGGTGGACACGATGCAAATCAGCATCAACGGGTGCCACCACGAGTTTCACTTCAAGGGGCCAGGGCGGGAGTTGATCGATAGCCTGACATTTCAGGGCGCTCAAGGCGGGCTGGCGAATTATCCGAGCGAGCCCCCAGTCGCGCTGAGCGCAGCGAGTGTCGTGCCGGGAAACCTCGGTCAAGCGTGGTTCGGCAGTTCCCCTTCGCAGTTCTTCACAGTAACGGCAGCGCAGATAACGCTCAACAATCACCTGGAGTTGAGAGATCGCGAGTTTGGATCGCAAGGCCCGCGCGCAGTGATACCCGGCGAGCGCGAAGTAGTAGCCTCCTTTGATCTCTATCAAGAGGATGAGCAGGCGAGTCGAGCGCTTTACCAGGCAGCGCGACAAAGGTCGCCGATCAGTGTATTTTTGCAACTGGGTGAATCGCCAGGGCAACTGTTTGGCGTTTATCTGAAGAGTGCAGTGCCGGACGTACCGGCATTTGATGATCGAGAGACCCGTTTGCAGTGGCGCTTTACGAATTCCCGCGCGCAGGGTTTGCACGACGACGAAGTAGTTGTCGCTTTCGGATAGGCTATGGATTTCGCCACCTCGCTCGAGTTCAACTCCGAAGTCTTCCCGGGAGTCCGGTATTCGATCCGACGCGTTACGTTTGCCGGCCGACTGGAGCTTACGCGACGCATCGCAGACCTGTTAGGAGCCCTTCAATTCCACGAAGCGGGCCGCTCGATGGAAAGCCGTGCGGCAGCCGCCGCTTTAGCCGGCGAAATCGACCGGTTGTATCTGGCCTGGGGCTTGCTTGCCATTTCGGGCCTCACTATTGACGGACTGGACTGCACACCAGACGCTGTGATCCTGTCAGGACCGGAGACGCTGTGCGCGGAGATCGTCTCAGCCATAAAGCGCGAATGCACACTCTCTGAGAGGGAACGAAAAAACTCATTGTCGCACTCCATTTCTACAGTGACGCCCAGGCCGGGTGGGGATGCGACGAATGCCGGACGAACGGATGGGAGAAATCGAGGAATTGCGGGCTCCTCGGCGCAGAACGCAGCGAGAGACCAGTGTGGGCGGTAAACGGCCTCGAACTTACCACTTGCCCGCGCAGTTCTATATCGCCCGATAGCCGGCTGTGGCTGGAGGAGTACTTCGCCTGGCGGCTGCTGGGCACGGCCGATTACCGGGCTCTACCAGCGAAGACGGTCGAGGCGTTTGTGTTAATCGACAGAGCATTAGCGGAGGCAGGACGTGGCAGGGATCAACGAACAACTCGGTGAGCTTCTCAGCACCTTGTATCAGCCAACTAAAGAGGTAGCGGCCGAACTCGCGGCCTTTGGGTCAACGCTTAGAGAAAGCCTCGGGCGTTCCACCGCAACGGTTAACACTGTTGCGAGCCGGCCTGAGCAGAGCGCGGGCGACAAGGCGTACGATGCCGTCACTCCGATCCTCAAGACGGTACTAGGTGGACTTCCGCTCGTTTCCGGCCTCCTTTCGCTATTCGGAGGCAGGGAGGAATCGGCCGCAGTAACGCCGCTGCCAAAGTTTGCGCTGCCACCCGCAATTCGGGCGAACACAGGTCTGTTCCAAGGGGGAGAACAGGTAGGAGCGATCGACTATGACGATCGCGGCATTCCTCGAATGCTACCGCCGAACTCCAACTCCGATTCAGCGGCGCCGATGGTGACGATCAACGTTCAGGCGATGGACAGCCGGTCATTTCTTGACCGCAGTGACGATATCGCCGATGCCGTAAAGAAGGCGTTACTGAACTCCCACCCATTGACCGACCTGGTCGGCTGAGGCGAAAGACAATGGACTTTCCGACACTCAAGACCGGGGCAATCGCTCAGTATCCGATGCTAAGAGGCAACCGCCACCGGAGCAACGTACTTCGTTTTGCCGATGGAAGTGAACAGCGGTTTGCCGACAGCGCGAGAGGGCTTCACCGGTGGACATTGCGTCTGGATCTGCTTGACGACAGTGAAGCCAAGAGCCTCGATGACTTCTTTGTTCTGATCGGAGGAAGATTCGGTACCTTTTCCTTTCGTGATCCGGCTGACGGCGCGGTTTATCCGAACTGCAGCCTGGAACAGGATACGCTGACGCTTTTGTGGCGCGGTGAGGCTCGAATCGCAACTTCAGTTACGATCCGGGAGAACGGTGACTAGGGTGACTTACTTTCCCCAACTGGCACAATTTCCCATCACCAAGCGGCGGAGTGTCCGGACGGTAGTCAATGAGTCCATGGATGGAACCCAGTTCAAGGCGCGCGGAGTCACTTCGAGCAGCCTACAGTGGCAGTTATCCCTGGCCGCTCTAAACACAACCGAGCGAGACCAGGTCCTCGCCCTTTGGAGTGAATGCCGCGGTGGCGCAATTCCCTTTGTGTTTATCGATCCGACTGCGAACCTGTTCCTGTGGAGTGACGATTTTGGAAAACAGGTGTGGATTAAGGGAGCGGGACTTGAAGCGAGTGGCACATCTCTGGTGAATAGCGGAGCAAGCACTGAGCGGATCACTCAGGTGCTGGCCGCGCCTGCCTGGTTTCGTTACTGCATGAGCTTTCGGATTCGAGGCTACTCCCCTATGCCACTCTCGGCATTACGGTTGAGTGATGGCGTGGAGTCCCGGACGCAGTTTGGCGTGGGGACAGATTGGGAGTCATTGGCATTCAGCAGCGCCGGTGAAGCCCCGGCGGAAGGCGTTGCATTTGGCGTGGAGATTCCTCCTGGCGCTGCCGTTGAAATCGTCGAGATGCAGGTAGAAGCACAGACTGGCAGTTCCACTTACAAACGAACGACCACAAT